CGTGCACAACAAGCAGAGCTAGCGGATAACGAGTTATCTGAATTACGAGAAGTGCTGCTTGAAGACGCATTGCTTGGAGACGACTAATGAATCCATTATTCGTAAAAGCTAGATCAAGACTAATCCTTGACAATCCATTCTTTGGCACACTGTGTCTTCGACTCAAAGCTGTTGAGTTCGAAGAAGAAACAGGTGCAACNGATGGTGTCCATTTGTTTTACAACCCTAAGTGGTTCGAGAAACTTACGGACATGGAAAGGATTGGCTTCTTGGCCCACGAAGTTATGCACGTTGTATTTCTACATATTACACGTAGAGACAATCGACATGCTACCAAATGGAACGTAGCTTGTGACTATGCAATTAATAATTACTTAGTCGCAGAAGGTTTTATTTTGCCAAAAGGCGGTCTTGTGGATGCGCAGTACAATGATATGACTGCGGAAGCTATCTACAGTATGTTACCCGAACCCGACAAAGGTTGGGATAATATATCAGTAGATTTTGGTAAATGCGGTGGAGTTATGGACCACCCTGGCACAGATGGCACAGCCGGTAAAACCGGCGCCATCGAGGCTGGCCTGACTGTAGCAATACATCAGGCTGCCGAAGCGGCCAAAGCCCAAGGTAAGCTATCTGGTAACTTAGAGTCTATAGTATCTGATGTTACCGATCCCAAAGTGGATTGGAAACAGGTACTAGCTAGGTTCTTACGTGCTAACAACAAGTCTGACTTTACATGGGTCAGACCTAACAGACGATTTATCGGTAGAGGCTTGTATCTACCTTCTTTACACAATCCTTGTCTAGAAGAGATTGTTATTGCAGTAGATACATCTGGCTCTGTTAGCGAAGAAGAGCTCACGCAATTCACAACAGAAACATCGTATATCTTACACGAGCTCGCCCCAGAGCGAGTGCAGTTCTTGCAATGCGATGCGGAAATTAACGAGGCAACGGAGTACACCCGCGAATCGTTACCACTAAAAGTATCTTACAAAGGCAGAGGTGGCACTAGGTTCTCACCGGTGATTGACTACGTCAACGAGCACCATCCTAATGCAGCTGCACTAGTATACTTAACCGATCTAGGTTCTGACGATTTTGGCGACAAACCCCAATATCCAGTTCTATGGGTCACAACAGATATGACTTCTGCTCCTTACGGCGAAGTCATTAAAATACAATAACACGGAGGTTATTATGGCATCAGTAAGAATGACTAAAGAGCTAAAAGCTCAACTAACGGACGCGTACCGTAAGCAGTGTCAAACTGCTTACAACACGCAGTTCAACGTAGAAGATACAGTAAATGAAATTGTAGAGTCTATTCAAGACTCAGACGCAATGGATTTTGCTATGTTGGTAGAAACAGCTGAAAACTTTGAAAAGCTCATGAGAGCCCACTCTAATAAGTATCAGCATTTACAGAACAACTCTGGCTATAGGCACATAGATGGTTCTATTAACAATATGCAACAAGGCTATAACGAGAAGGTAGAAGAATGTAATCCTATCAAAAAGACTACTAAACTATATCTTGTTTGTAACAAAGGTCGAATGCTTTCAGACAACCTAAAACCAATACAAGATTGGCATGCTACTTACACTGACAAGTGGGACAGCAGCCAAAAGAATGAGTCAGAGACTTATGTAGAAGGTGATGTCTTATTTATTCATGACTTTGGTGAAAACCCGGTGTATTTACCTTATTACACAAGCGGCGAAGAACAGAATTATCATTCAAAAGAAGATTATTCACCTTCGGCATCTTTGGCTGTTCTGATATCAGATCCAGCTATGTGTGATAAACTAGAATCTATACCTATGGCAAAGCAGAAAGTAAGCGACATGGTNAAAAAGTTTGAAGACTTTGTAGAACCACAAACAACTCTTAAAAAATTCTTAGAAGAATTTCCTGGCGGTAAATCATTAGTACCAAGCGAGAAGCTACAAGCTATGGCTGCACCTGCTAAGAAAAAAGAGGTAACAGCTAAAGTAACTGCTGATGACTTATTGACACCCGAGTTAAAACAAGAGTTTAATGAGGTTATGCTAGAATCTACACTATTGGGGGATAACTAATGCAAGCAGAACAAACAATATGGCAATACAATTCAGAATATTCATATGAAGCTAATATGAATAGTTGGAGAGACGCGGCTAATTTCGAGCGTAAGCAATACCAAGAGGCGTTGCTTACCGAAGAACAAGCCGAAATGAAATTCCAAGAATATTATCCAAGGAGTGATTATGAGTGCAATTAAGAATTATATGTTTGACGTTGGTGAATATGCTGCAACAAACGGCATAAAAGCTGCTATGAGCAAATTCATAGAAACAGAAGACAACGTTAAGTCATGTATTATATTTTCTTTTGCTTTTGACGGCAATTGGGAACAGTTTATTGCTGAAGGTAATTGGGAGCCGCCAGCAGTTCACTAACATGCCAAGGAGTGGCATTAGTATAGCCCAAGTTTCGGTGTCCCGTCTTGGGCTATGCGCTTTTAGTTTACGATACGTAAACCCAAATTTCTAGCGTACCAGATACAACATCGCCTGCTGGAGCTACTTCACAGATGATATCAATTGTATCGTCTGCAGCGTAGTTCACAGGAGCTATGTCAGCGTCTTTTTGATCGCCACCACCAGCTTGTCCACATGTAGATGCAGCAATGTACTTATCAGTATCACTACCATCTCCAACACCCCAGACAAGGCCTGTGCCAGTATCAAGATCACTAGAAACGATTTTTACATCATGTACTGTTTCACCAGCAAAAACGTCTACCATTTTAAAGACGTCAGCTGCGTTTGGTGCTGCAGTTAATGTAATTTTAGAATATCTAACACCTAAAGCTCCGCTTGGGAAAGGCTTAAATGATTGATTTCCAGCTACCATGTCACTTGTAAAAGTTGCCATAATATTTCTCCGTTTGTGTTATTACCCATTATTAGGTAATATCTATAGTCATAAAGACAAATAGGATGTTTGTCAAATTTAATTAAGGAGTAATTAGATGCCCCCATCACATGTATATGTAAAACGTAACCCGTTGCACCCTTATACATACAATAACCCTGACGATTTACCATATATCCAATGGAAATATGTCCGCATATCCGTTGCTTACACTATGTATACCAGTAAGCAAATAGGTTGGGAACGCGCAAAGCGTTCAGAATACGAAGAATGGTGTACAGCAATGATTAAGTTCAAGGAGGAACTATGAAACTAAATATAACAACTAAAAAAGCAAATACAGCTGGTGTCCAATTTAGGATTGACCCAGATACTAAGAAAAAACTTACAGCCTTAAAAAAGTTCTATGGCGTAGGTACAGGCGAATTGATTAAACAAATGATTGTGCAATGCCATGAATCATTATCGGAGGTAGACAAATGAAATATCCTACTAATCAAATAGACTTTGATAACTTACAAATTAACATCGTTGATCAGTTTTTAATTAGAACATGTAAAGACGAACTTGCAGTCGATCAGCTACAAGCTTGGGACAGAATAAAAGACCTTGCTCGCAAAGGTATGGTTGCAGAAAAATACACAAAAGAATGGGAACAAAAATGAAAAAATTATATTTAGACTTTGAGACATATTATGACGTGCAATTTTCACTGACTAAAATGTCCACAGCACAATACATAAATCACAAAGATTTTAAGGTTTGGGGAGTAGGACTGAAAGTAGACGACGAAGCTACGGAATGGTACAGCGCAGATGAAACAGACGATGTTTTAGCTGCAATAGATTGGAGCGATATCGCTTTGGTTTGCCATAACACTTTGTTTGATGCCTTCATTCTTACAAGGCATTACGGTTATAACCCTGCGTATTATTATGATACGGCTGCTATGAGCAGAGGTTTATATCCTAACATGTCGGCTAGGCTGAAAGACTGCGTTACACGTGAGTTTCCGTCTGACAATACTATGCGAAAGGGAGAGGAGTTAGCAAGTGCCAAAGGCATACGCGACCTTGACCCAGAGCTTGACGAACAAATAGGTTCGTACTGTATTCAGGACGTGGATCTAACACACGCACTCTTCCAGTCCTACATAGTTGGGTATCCAGAGTCTGAACTAGACTTGATTGACCTAACTACACGAATGTTCGTAGAACCAAAACTTCAATTGGACCAGCCTATGCTGTTGCAATATAAAGAAGATATGGCAAAACGAGCAGTAAGTGCAATAGATGCGTCAGGTGTAACACGCGAAATTCTTGCTTCACAACAAAAGTTTCGTGCACACCTGGAGCAGCTAGGGATTAACATACCCACGAAGAAAAGCCCAACAACAGGTAAACAAATACCTGCGTTTGGAAAAAATGACCCTGCTTACTTACAAATGTGCAATATGTACCCAGAACATCGTGCGCTGTGGGAAGCCCGTGAAGTAGTCAAGTCACGTATTGATGAGACTAGAGCACAAAGGTTTATTGATTCGTGCAACCCTGACGGCAGCTTCGGCGTACCGCTCAGATATTATGCCGCACACACAGGCAGGTTTGGTGGTTCAGATAAAATTAACCTACAAAACCTACCTCGCGGATCGAAGCTCCGCACGGCAATTAAAGCACCAATTGGTCAAAAACTATTTATAGCTGACTTGTCTAACATAGAAGTTCGTATGTTAGCTTGGTTAGCTAAAGAAGCTGATTTACTAGACGCTTTTAAAAACAATCGTGATGTTTATTGTGAGTTTGCTTCTCAAGTTTACAACAAGCCTGTAACAAAAGCTGACACACTAGAAAGATATGTAGGTAAAACTGCGGTGTTAGGTTTAGGATATGGTATGGGTCATGTTAAATTCAAAGACACTCTTAAAACTGGTGCAGTTTCTGTAGATGTTACAGATAGCACAGCCGTGCAAATTGTCCAGCAATACAGAGGGATGTACACGAACATACCTATTTTATGGTCACGTATGAAAGATTTGTTATTCAACATGATTTCGCCCAGAGACTACGGTGTTACGTATGGCCCAATTACGGTCGGACCACAGCAGCTAGTCTTGCCCAACGGCATGGCACTTAAATATCCTGACCTACGATATGCAGGTGGTGAATTTATATACAGCACTCAGAAAGGAATAGTTCGTACGTACGGACCGCGCCTGGCAGAAAATGTTATTCAAGCGTTAGCAAGAATAGTTATTACTGACCAAATATTAGAAGTACATAGACTGCCTGAAGTCGACGTAGTTCTACAGGTACACGATGAAATAATAGCATTAGGCTCCGAAGTAAATTCAGATGTTACAATGGAGAAGATTATGAATATTATGAAAACCCCACCATCATGGTGTAGTGATTTACCACTTGATGCCGAAGGAGGCGTTAGCCAGGTATATGACAAATAAAAAATCTAACTTAATCCTGACAAGAAAAGTCGGCGACCGAATCGTACTGCACACTGGATCTGGAAATCCGGTGTGCACGATTACGGTTACAAACGTTTCACATAAAGCATGCAAACTAGCTTTTGAAGCGGACAGTTCTGTACGTATAGACAGGGAAGAAGTTTACAAAAAGAAGGAGAAATAAATGAATATAGTATTTTTACAAGCTAAAAAACCGCTTGTCAAAGAAATAACTAAGAATGGTACAAAACCGTACCCTCTTGTTAAAAACTTTACATCAACAGAAGAAACAATAACAGTAGATAAAAAAGGACTTACTAAACTGTTTCGTGCACTTTGCAGTGCAGCTGCAAACGGCATGTGTATGTTAAAGGGCCCTTTAAAACGTCCGCTCGTAGATGAGCCCAGGGCTTTTATGACCGACCGAGCAACAGCTACAGAAATTTTAGTTTTAGATATTGATGGATTACGTGCAACACCCGGCGATGACTTACAAGCTATGGCCGATCGTATCGTGCTTCAGTTACCTGATCTCTTTCACGACTGTTCTTATATAGTCCAAGCTAGTGCTTCTTTAGGTATTAAAAAAGATACTGTTTCATTACACCTATTCTTTTTGCTAGACATGCCAGTACACCCGAAAACTTTAAAAGACTTTCTTCGTAGTTTAAATTACGAGTCAGAATTTCTTGCAGAACAAATTACTTTATCGGCCAACGGCCAAAGTCTTTCGTGCGTGTTAGATCCGTCGGTTGCAGATAACAGTAAGTTAATTTACATAGCAACACCTAAATTTACTGGCGTTGAAGATCCGTACCCAGAAGCTAGATTCATCAAGGTTGACCGTGGCTCAGCTGTTCTTAAAATCTCCTCATCTTTAGTCGGCGTTAACCCTGAAAAGGTACACGCCCTTGGTTTGCAGATTAAAGATAATTTAAGGAAGAAAAATAATCTTCCTAAAAGAACAGGTAAGTTATCTACGGTCAACGTTGCTGGAGAAACGCACGAAGTATTACAGAACCCAGATAAAATGACTATAGAAATTACTCGTGTCGCAGAACCTTACGTAAACTGTAACGTAAACGGAGGCGACAGTGGAGGTTATTACTTTTTATTATCTAACCCACACCACATGTATAACTTCAAAGGTGAACCTATTTGGGAAATAGAAAAAGCAGACCCTGACTTTTATAGAAGTATATTTGATATTTTTGCAGATAAAATAAATGCAGAAACTAAACAAAAACCAATTGTCTTACGTGATTTTTACACAGACACATTTTATAACGGAGTATATGATGAAACAAAACAACAATTTAGTGAAGACTACCCACTCACGCCTACCAACAAAAACAGTCTTAATGATTTCCTTAAAAGTCATGCTCGCGGTGCCTTGGATTATGTCCCTGATGCTCGTGTCGTATTTGATCCGAGCAGTGACGAAGGTATTAACCTGGACACAATCCCGTACAGCGTAAATTTATTTCGTCGTACTAAATATATGATGGAGCCTAATGAAAATGTAAAAGAACTTTCGTACGGCACTGCTATAGAGATCCAGGACGTTGCACCGAACTTTTATAAATTAGTTATGCACATCCTAGGAGATGGTAAACCTGAGTTTGAACATTTTGTTAACTGGCTTGCGTACATATACCAAAACAAACGCAAAGCAATGACCGCGTGGATATTTACGGGCGTACCAGGCACTGGTAAAGGTTTGTTTGTACACAAAGTATTAAAACCTTTATTCGGTGAACAACAAACACCAATGCGTTCGTTAGAAAACATAGAGGAACAGTTCAATTTATATATGCGTACTGCAATGTTTTTAGTTGTAGATGAGTTTCGTATGGCTGACTCAGGCTCGGTAGGTAAAATGGCTGATAAGTTAAAACATCAGATTACAGAACCTACTCTGACTATTAGAGCAATGCGTACAAATCAAATTGAGCTGCCATCTTTCACGAACTTTATTTTTCTTACCAACAGAGCAGATGCAGTTAAAATAGAAGAAAGCGACAGAAGATACAATGTTGCACCACGACAAGAAACTAAATTAGAAATAGCTAATAAACAAGTTATAGAAAATATAGATTTGTTAGAACAAGAATTGTATATCGTGTCAGGCATACTGCAGCGCTTCCAGGTAGATGCACGTATGGCTCATACAGCATTAGAAAACGATGCGAAGAAAGAAATGAAAGAAATATCTATGTCTATTATAGAAGAGTACGCAAACGCAATACGCATACGAAATTTAGAATATTTTACAGAAGTATTAGATATACCACTTACAAACACATTTGACGCAGGCGGCATCAGCACGGCACAAAGATATGTTAAAGAGTGGTTAGCACAGGCAGATAAAGAACAAGTCATACCATTAGCTCACTTTAAAGTTGTGTACGATGCTATGACTGACAGCCGAAATACTATTTCACAGCGTGAATTTGCAAAGCGTATGTCTAGGTTAAATATAACAACAGCACGTAAACGTGTAAGTCGAGATCGCCAGGCAGGTATCCCGCGTGGAGTTGTATTAGTTTGGAAAATAGACAATAATGTAAGAAAGGATTTAATCGAAGAACACTTCGACGAAAGGGACTTAGGACTAATAGATGAAGAATCTAACACAATCCAAGCGTCCAGACCTAATCTCAACGGTTAGTGTCAAGGAGGACATTCAGTTAGGCTACATTCCAGCCTGGTCTTACTCGACTTTAAAAACATTTGAGTCTTGCGCTTACCGCTCTTACATAGCTAAAGTAAAAAAAGTACAAGAGGACTTCGGTCCCGCAGCTGCACGTGGCACGGAAATACACAAACAAGCTGAAGATTATGTAGGCGGATTACTAGCTGAATTACCTGACACTCTCAAAAAGTTTACTTCAGAGTTTAAAAAACTACGCGAAATGTTTGCAGAAGCACAAGTAGAACTAGAAGGTGATTGGGGTTTCACACGCGAATGGGGAACAACTGGCTGGCTAGCAAAAGACGTGTGGGGTCGGATCAAACTAGATGCGTTCGTACACGAATCAGAAACATCAGCAAGAGTTATAGATTACAAAACAGGTAAAGCTTACGGCAATGAAATTGCTCACAGTCAACAAGCACTTGTTTACGCAATCGGTAGCTTCTTTAGATATCCAGAATTACAAATTGCTAAAACCGAGATATGGTATCTCGATCACGGCACTATGTTAGAACAGGTGTATACGCGGGATGAAGCTATGGTCTTCATGCCCAAGTTACACGATAGAGCAATAGCTATGACTACTGCAACCAAGTTTCCGCCAAACCCTAGCAATTACAATTGCAAGTGGTGCTCGTATGGCAAGGGTGAATACCCTGTTTGCGAGTGGGCAGAAACGTGATACAATAATATTAACGAATAACGAAAGAACGATTAAGGAGTAACGATGAACGATATACCTGTGGCCTACGACCACCAAAAATCCACTACTGATTTCATAGTAGCAAACCCACAATGTTTAATAACCTCAGATCCTGGTACTGGCAAGACTCGTGCAGTTTTAGATGCACATGCTATACTCGGAGGCAAGACATTAGTCTTAGCGCCACTTTCAATATTGGAAGCAGCGTGGGGGGAGGACATTGACAAGTTTCAACCCAATATAAAATATGGAGTAGCTTATGCAAAAAACAGAGAAAAAGTCTTTAAAGACATTGATAACCTCGACATGGTCATCACTAATTTCGAGGCTGTTAACTTTCTACGTAAAAACTCACGATTCTGTAAGCAGTTCGATACAATCGTTATTGACGAGTTTACCGCTTTTAAAAATCGCACAGCCAAACGTAGTAAAAATCTCAAAGATATTATCTACCATTTTACTAATAGGATTGCCATGTCTGGTACTCCTAATAGTAATACTATTCTAGATATATGGCACCCAGCATACCTAGTCGACGACGGCGAGCGACTAGGTGCTAGGTTCTTTCAATTCAGAAACCAAGTTTGTACACCAAAGTTTAATGGCTTTGCAAACGAATGGATTGACAAACCCGATGCAGAAGACGCAGTTGCTATAAGACTGCGAGACATCACAATACGTTACGCGCTGTCAGAGTGTATGGATCTACCTGACAACATAACACGAACAATCAACACTAACTTGTCTAAACAGATACAGCAAAAATATAATCTCCTTGCTAAAGATTCTGTGTTGTATACAAAGACTGGCACAGTCAACGCGGTTCACGCGGGAGCTCGTGTCAAGAAGCTACTGCAGCTAGTTACAGGCGCAGTATACGACGAAGATAAGTTAGTGCAGTTTGTACATCAAGAACGTTATGACATAGTCATGACACTTGTAGACCAACGTGCACACTCCCTGGTAGCATTCAACTGGCGACACGAACGCGATGCTTTAGTTGAGCTAGCAGAAAAACAAGGGGTGTCATACGAAATCATTGACGGTACGGTTAAACCCGAGAAGAGAAAAGATATCGTAGCACGATACCAAGCAGGCCAAATTAAAATGCTATTGTGTCATCCACAATCAGCATCTCATGGTCTTACTCTTACAAAAGCTAACACAGTTATATGGTGTTCGCCTACGTACAACGCTGAACACTTTCAGCAATTTAACCAACGTATTCATAGAGCAGGTCAAACACAAAAGACTGAAACTATATTAATACAAGCTAGAAACACTTGGGAGCCCGAAGTGTATAACAAGCTTAATACTAAACTAGGGCGAATGGAAAATCTATTACACATTCTACAGGAGGTAGGACATGGCAAAGAAACTAAATGACTTATTAGCCGAGTACGGCAAAACGCGTGACGAGATAAAATCTCTACAAGCACAAGAAAAAGAACTAAATGTTATCAAGCGCGAGCTTGAATACCAAATTACTATTAGGATGCAAGAGGAAGGCCTCGATAAAATCTCTAATAGTGGTAGGACAGTCTCTATTAAACAAGAGATTGTGCCGACCGTAGAGGACTGGGATGCACTTCAGGACCACGTAATTAAAACTAAACAGTTTGAATTACTCCAGAAGCGTATGTCAGCCACTGCGTATAGAGAGTTGATTTCATTAGGTGCAGACGTACCTGGAGTGATCAGCACAGAGTTGACCCGTATTAATTACAGGTCAACATAATAATAACCAATAACGAATGACGAAAGGAGGAATAACGATGTCAAACGATATTAGCGTAGTAACGAGCAAGGTTCCAGCTCATGTAAAAGAGGGATCAAAACTAGGTAATGAGAATGTTCAAACTGAACACATATCAGTGCCAAGGGTAAAGCTACTTCAAAAAATGAATAACGAAGTTGACCCAAATCATAGTGAACATATAGAGGGCTGTAAAGAAGGCGACTTTATAAACACTGTGACTGGCGAAAACTACGGTTCATCTATGTATGTAGTCAACACTCACTTCAAAGAAGAGTTTGTTGTGTGGAGAAAACGTGAAGAAGGTGGCGGACTTGTAGGGAACTTCCCAACAAGAGGTGATGCTGAAGACTATCTAAGTGAAAACAACTTAGAAATGACTAAGCATGACATCACGCAAACGCATATCCATACTTTACTTCGTCTGGATGATAAGACGCAGGAAATATCTGATATACCTTTTCTATTTGATTGTGCTTCATCAAAGCTCAAAGTATCTAGAGAATGGAATACTAAGATAATAAAACAAGCTGGAGATAGGTTCTCTTACTTGTGGAAGATGTCTTCAGTCCCGCAAAGTAATGCAAAGGGCTCTTGGGTCAACATAGACATTTCAGGTGTCGATTGGCTAAAAGACGATATTTACAAACAACTAAAATCTTTCTACGAAAGAACATTTGTTAAGTAAATAATTACGTGCAATCAGGGTGCGACATTATAGGTCGCATCCACGATTGTGTTACACTTAATATGTGCGTGAAAAGGAGTTCATCAACAAAGTGCATCGACACTTATCTAAATCAATCTATCGTTGGAAAATTAACGACGCTTATCACGGCGGCGTACCAGACACATTTTACTCAGGTCGCAATGGCCATTGTTTTATCGAGTACAAATATAAAGAAAAATTACCTAAAAGAGATTCGTCTCAAATTATTTTGAACTTATCTCCCCAACAAAGAGTATGGCTAACCCTTCAACATTCTAATAATGTTATATGTTATGCCGTGCTTGCCTCGAAAAATAAAGTTTTTGTAACCCAAGAATTTAATATGCCTGGCTTAACGCTAAAAGATTTTAATGAACAAAGTATTCCTTTTAAAGAATATATACAATTAATAGAAAATATAACTATAGGAGAAACAAATGACTGATTATGTAAACTCGCCACCTCATTATAATACCGGAAACGTGGAGTGCATCGTGGCAATAGAAGAAAGTATGACCCCAGAATCTTTTAAAGGATATCTAAAAGGAAACATTCAGAAGTATATGTGGAGGTATGAGGCCAAAAAAGGACTACAAGACGTCCTTAAAGCTCAATGGTACTTAAATAGGTTGATAAAAACACTAGAAAAAGAGCAATCAGTGTCTGACGCACAGGAAAGCCCGCCAGATAAATATTGATTTAGTTGGACCTACGGCCTTAGTTACCCTAACAAAACCTCATACAGAGCATTGTGTGAGGTCATTTTTTGCCAGCTTTCTTATTTCTGGCGAAAGAACGGTTTTTTGCTCGTCTTACTACTTTTAAGTTAGATTTCTTATTGTTTTTAGGATTTCCGTCTTTATGGTGAACATCATTCCCATCTCCCTTCTTAATTAACCCTAACTTTTTTGCCATTCTATTAGCTGCATTACGCATTGCTCGCTTTTTTATTTGAGCAGGTTTGCCTTGGTAGTTCTTATATTCTTTTTTGTAGTCTCTTGCCATCTAAACAGTATACACCTTTAACTGTTCTTCTTTACCCTTTACACTTATAGTTCCAACATAAGTCATTTGGTCTAATACTTTATCGGCTGTAGTCTCTCCAATTAATATATCTACTCCTGCATCCTTAGTAGCTGATTCTAACCGAGCAGCTACATTTACTGCGTCACCTATTGCTGAATAATCAAACCTAGAGTCCGAGCCCATGTTTCCTATAATTGCATCACCAGTATTTAATCCTATACCTATTGCTATTGGTTCGGGCAATTCTTTTTGCAACGTGCGTATAGCCGTACGCATATCTCGGGCACAGGCGACGGCACGTGATTCATGTTCATCTAAATTGAGGGGGGCATTAAAGATGGCCATACATGCGTCGCCTATGAATTTGTCCACCATACCACCGTGTGCCTGTATACATTCTACTTGTACGGTAAGGACCTTGTTCATTATTTCAGTTACTTGTTCTGGTTCTAGTTTTTCAGATAGGTTTGTAAACCCACGTACATCAGTAAAAAGAAATGTACATGTCCTTCTTTCTCCCCCGAGCATTAACAAGTCAGGGTCTTTTTGTAGTCGTGCAACCTGGCGTGGATCCAGGTAATGCTCGAACTGTTTTTTAATTTGTTGTCTTAGTTTGTATTGTTCTCCAAAGCGTAACCAAAACTCTTGTACAGATATAAGTGTCATTGATATTACACTATAACTAAAATCTATAAGTATATTATTGCGTGCAAAATAGAATGCTAGAGCAATTGCACATACATACATAAACCCGACCCCCGCCATAGAACCTGCAACGGGTGCATTACGTATTATAAGTATTAGTAATAATAGCGACC